TTCCCGATACAGCGCGACCAGATGCGTCAACTTGCCCGACGGTCGGGTGCTTGTCACCGTTGCATTCATTGCCGAGTCAATAACAGAGCTGTGGGAAAACGTGCAAGAACTTGCCAAAGACCCCACTATCAGGTTTGCGTTATCGCCGACCGTGGACGCAACCTGCCCGCCAAACATTGAGCGCCGCCGAATTGTCGTTGGCTACGCCGAGTTAGGACGCTTTACACCGCTTGCCAAATCTATGATCGCTGAGGGACGGCTGCTTCACACAGGCGAAAAACTATTAGCCGAACATGTCCAGCGCGCCGTTGCCGTTCGCACAGACAACACAATCGTGCTATCGAGCAAGCGATCACCCGGACCGATTGAGTTAGCGCGCACAATGGTCTGGGGTATTGGCATGACAGCACGCCCAGCGCACACAGGTAAACCCATGCTTGTCGCGGTAAATAACTAAGATAAACGCGGCGACCGCGCACCTTGCCTTTTGTCGGAATCGGATAAGTCATGCGCGGTTGCCACTTATATGACAAAGTAGGAACATGGCGATCTTTAACAAAACCCGAAAAGCAGCAATAAGCCCAGCGCCTAGCGTGGCAGCTGCGGTCGCTGGCGGTTACACAAGTAACGCGCAAGGCGTAAGCATGATCGGCCAGTATTACAGTTACCAAGAAGGCGAAGCGCGCAACCGCGCAGTCAGCGTGCCAACTATCAACCGCGCTAATTCGCTGTTTAAGTCCGTTATCGGCTCAATGCCATTACGCATGTACAACGAGTTTTGGAACGGCGAAAAAATGGAGCGCATTTACATTGCGCCACGCAGTTGGTTGCATCGCCCAGACCCCACCGTCAGTTACCAATTTTTAATGTCGTGGACGCTAGACGATTTGCTGTTCTTTGGTCGCGCGTTTTGGTACATCACATCGCGCACCGCTGATGGCTACCCTGCCACGTTTACTCGACTGCCTGCCGGCTCAATTACCACGACTGACATGGTTGGCCCTGTGTGGTTTGCACCATCCAAAGAAGTGTATTTCAACGGTGGCATGCTTGACCCAGCAAACCTCGTGCAGTTCTTGTCGCCAGATCAAGGATTGATTTATTCGGCTCCTGGCGCAGTTGAAACCGCGCTGAAACTAGAAGCAGCGCGCAACCGCAATGCGAGCTCATCAATTCCAGCGGGCGTCTTAAAACAAACGGGAGGCGAACCCTTGAGCGCGCAAGAACTTGCTGATTTGGCTAGCGCGTTCAACGCCGCTCGAGCAACCAACCAGACCGCTGCGCTTAACGAGTATTTGACATACACGGAAACAAACAGCACTCCAGACAAGATGCTTTTGATTGAGGCATCGCAATATCAGGCGCTTGAAATGTCGCGTTTGGCAAATGTTCCGCCGTATTTGGTGGGCGTTGCTACTGGCGCATATTCGTACCAGTCATCCCAGCAGGCGCGCGCCGATCTTTATTTGTTCGGTGTCAAATTGTACGCCGATGCAATTTCTGGTGCGCTGTCAATGGACAACGTCTTACCGCGCGGAACTTATGTTGAATTTGATGCAGATGAATATTTAGAAGAAAACTTTATGGCCGATCAAATGGACGACCGTGAAGAAGTCGTAAGAGAAAACACACAAGAGGAGTTAGCACGATGATCAAGTTAATTGCAGGAGATTTTACGATTGACGCAGCAAAGGGTGACGCCCCACGCCGCACCATTTCGGGAACCGCTGTTCCGTACAACGTGCCGGCAGTAGTTTCGGACGGTACAGCCGTGATCTTTCGTCCTGGCTCATTGCCAGTCGAAGGCAAAGCGCCACGCCTGTTCATGTACCACGACGCATCCATGCCAGTAGGTGTTGTTACCGAGCGCGTAGATACCGAGCAAGGCATGATGTTTAGCGCCAAGATCAGCGCTACAGCTCTTGGGAATGACGCACTTGTCATGGCCATGGACGGCACCATCGATCAAGTGTCTGTAGGGATTAACGCACTTAAGTTTTCGTACGACGAAGAAGGCACAATGATTATTGAACAGGCTGCCTGGCAAGAGCTCAGTTTGGTGCCCATCGGAGCATTTGGCGACATGGCAAACATCACTAAAGTCGCAGCGAGTATCCACCAAGAAGAACCTGAAGTAGTGTTAAATGAAGAAGTAACCCCAGTAGAGGAGAAACCAGAAATGTCCGAAATTAACGAAACCGCAGTCGAGGCAACCATCCCTACTGCACCAATTTTTGCACAAGCAAAGCGCAAGTTTGATTTGCCAACACCAGGCGAATACCTTGCAGCGATGCACATTGGCGGAGAAACTTTCCGCAACGTGGCAGCAGCCGCACGCGAGTTTGCAATTTCAAAGCAGTCAGCACTTCAAGCAGCTGCAGGCGATGTACTTACCACGGACACACCTGGTCTTTTGCCAGTACCAGTCCTTGGGCCAGTATTTGATGACTTGAACTACATCCGTCCAGTAGTCACGGCAGTTGGCGCTCGCGCAATGCCAGACGGTGGACAATCAAAGACATGGATTCGCCCAACTTGGACGACCCACACGTCGGTAGGTTCACAGTCACCAGAACTTTCAGGTGTATCAGCAACCACGCCAGTCATCGCATCAAACGTTGTCACCAAATCCACACTTGCAGGCCAAGTAACGTTGTCAGTACAGGACATCGATTTTACTAGTCCCGCCGCAATGGAAATCATTTTGCGAGACCTCGCAGGACAATATATGTTGCAATCGGACGCAGTTGCATGTAACGCAATTCTTGCAGGTGACACCGCATCAGGATCAACCTGGACAGTTACCGCAAACGATCCAACATCGTTGATCGCAGCACTTTACGATGCAGCAACCGACATCCTGACCGCAACCAACTTCCTGCCTGACCACATTTTTGTCAGCCCAGACGTATGGAAGAAATTGGGTAGCCAGTTGGACGCAGACAAGCGCCCAATTTTCCCTTACACCGGCGCAGCAGGATTGATGGGCGTAAACGGAATGGGCACCGCAAATGTGACCCAAATGAACACGTTTAACCCGTTGGGATTAAACCTTGTTGTGGATCGCGCATTCGCCGATAACACAATGGTGGTAGCACGTGGATCGGCAATTGAGTTCTACGAGCAAGTTCGTGGAATTATGTCGGTAGAAGTACCTGCAACCTTGGGTCGCACATTCTCCTACTACGGCTACGTCTCAACCTTTATCGCAGACGGCGATCAGGTTAAGTCAATCGCAATCGCTTAGTCGAGAGCGGAGGATCCGCTCATGTCAGCACCAGCGCAAACCTACGACATAACCGCCGATCAGGGCGCCACTTATTCGGTTGTCATCACGTACAAAAACAGCAACGGCACACCGATAAACCTGACGAACTACACGGCACGAATGCAGTTACGCGCATCCTATGCGTCAGCTGCAGCCGCGTTGACGTTGACAACAGAAAACGGTCGCATTGCTTTGGGTGGCGCGTTAGGGACTATTACGTTGAATGTGGCAGCTGCAACGATGGAAACATTGGAAGCAAAAACATATGTTTACGATCTGGAACTTGTTGACGGGTCAACTGTGATTCGATTGTTGCAAGGTTTATTCGTTAACCGTCCGAACGCGACTAAGTAATGGCTGACGAAAACATTGTTATTACCGAGCAGGTTCTATCGTTAACTATTAACACCGCTGTCGGCGTGCAAGGCCCTACAGGCGCGACTGGCGCTACTGGTCCGACAGGTGCAACTGGTCCTACTGGCCCGACAGGTGCCACAGGTGCGGCTTCGACTGTGCCAGGTCCTACAGGCCCTGCAGGTCCTACGGGTGCTACTGGTGCTACTGGCGCTACGGGTGCAGCGTCAACGGTGCCGGGTCCTACAGGTCCAACGGGTGCTACTGGTGCTACTGGCGCTACGGGTCCAGCAGGCCCTACAGGTGCTACGGGTGATACAGGCCCTGCAGGTCCTACGGGTCCTACTGGTGCTACTGGCCCTACAGGCGCTACTGGCCCACAGGGCGCGACGGGTGCTCAGGGTGCTACTGGTGCGACTGGCGCTACAGGGGCCACAGGTGCAGCGGGTTTAGGTGTAGCCATTCCTATGGTTTCAACTTATTATTACAAGACACCCTCTGGCAACTCGTCGCAAACTTGGCAAGTAAACAGAACTGCTTATGTACCAATTTTTATTTCAGAGTCAACAACTTTAGACCGTATTGGTATTCGTACTGGTGGCACATTTTTAGGAACTGCAAC